CGCCTCGTGCGGAACTTCCGGGCGATGAAGTCGACCGCGCAGGAGATGTTGCTCGACCTATCCGATCAGTACAAGCGCACACTGCCGGCCGCGCCAGTGAAGCTGCAGCTATTGAGGTCTGGGAAGTAATGCGCCCGCGTCCGCCTCTTTAGGTGCGACGGTAGCGGCTCCGTAAATCATCATTTTCCCATCCTTGGTCGACTGACGGTAAAGCTCGAGAAGTCGCTTTTCCTGCGTGTCCAGGCGCTCCAGCGTCGTTTCAGCTGGCGGCGAGACGGTGGACATAGGCTGGCCAAGTAGCTGGTCGACCGTTAGTCCTAGCGACTGCGCAGCCACGATCGCTTTCGCCCGCGAGATCTTCCCGGTGCTAATCCATTTCGATACAGCGTTCTTTGAAACGTTGCATTTCTCGGCGAGCCATTCCTGAGTCTCGCCTAGGCTCGCGAGCCTCTGTTTGATGACGTTGCCTAAAAGTGAATTCATGGCCGGCATCATCGAATGAAACGCGACGCCTTTCAATGAACCACTAGTTGATTTCTGTTGCGTCATAAGTCAACCTGTGGTTTACTAACGGTATGGACAATACCAACACCACCGCGATACAGCGCGCGGCAGATCAAGTGGGAGTGCCTGCAATCGCAAACGCTTGCGGCATTTCGGTTCAGGCCGTCTACAAGTGGCTGCACAAAGGTCAGGCTCCAGCGGAGCGCTGCGATGCGATTTCGCGCGCCACTGGCGGCCAAGTGTCGACGTTTGACTTGCTGCCGCCATCGCTGCGAGACCTGGTTGCCCCACCGTGAGTATCGGTGGGCTGGTTTTCGTCCTTGGTTCGTAGTTCAGTCGCCCGCCGCTTCCCGCAGTAGACCGTAACCACCCGACCCAGATCCAGCTGCAGCGGTACGGCGACGAGATCCAGGTTCATCAGTACGAAAGCAGCGCTAGACATTGTTGGGCTCCGGTTGAAGTTCGATGCAAGCATTTTCGCAATAACAAGTTTCCAAAACTACATTCTTTAGAGGCACTTTCGCATGAACCATCTCGACGCTTTCCACCAGACCGTGCATTCCGCGCCAGGCGGCTGCGAATCGATCGCGCCGCGCATGGGTATGTCGGCCGCGATTCTGCGCAACAAGGCGAACCCGAACAGTGCCACGAACAAGCCGACCCTCGATGACGCAGATCGCCTGATGGGCGTGACCGGCGACTACAGCATCCTGCACGCCCTGGCGCAGAACCACGGCTTTGTCTGCACCAAGGTTGAGGAGCAGCCGGCGTCCGATATGGCGGTGCTGGAGTCGTCGACCGAGATCTGGGCAAAGCTCGGCACGCTCGGCACGGAGCTGCACAAAGCCCTGGCTGATGGTCGTATCGAGCGCCACGAAGCGAAGGCGATCGAGGAAGCGGCTTTCCTGATGTTCCGCCCGGTGATGCAGTTGGTGGCGCGCGTCAACGATATGGCTGAACCGGCTTCGAAGTAAGTGGCGCCCAGGCGGCGGGGCGCGCCGTCACCAATAACCAAAACCACGGAGTCAACGATGAGTGCAGCAACAGCAGAAGCAACGAATGCGGCAGAGGTACTAAACCCGAGCCTCCTGCTCGATTACCTGATCGGCAAGCTGAGCCTGAAGAACGATGCGGCCCTGTCGCGCGCACTGGAAGTGGCGCCGCCGGTGATTAGCAAGATCCGCAACAACCGCTTGCCGGTGGGCACGACGCTCCTGATCAGCATGCACGAGCTGACGGGGCTGACCGTCGCCGAACTGCGCAGCCTGATGGGCGATCGCCGGGCGAAGTTCCGCGGCGCTGATAGCGGCACCAAGGCCACGGGCGAGTGATCAGGCCATGAGCACGTCCACGCTGTTCGACAAGCTGCGCGAAGAATTCCAGATCCCGAGCGACGCAGCCCTGGCGCGCGAGCTGGAGGTTGCACCTCCGGACGTCAGCAAGTCCAGGAAGACGAACGAGATCAGCGACCGAATGATCTTGCGGGTGCATGAATACCTGGGCTGGCCGGTCTCAGAAATTCGCCTGGAGCTGGCAAAGACCGCTCCCCACCAATAACACGATAACCCGCCACAGGTCAGCGCGACTGAGGCCAGTCAATAAGAGGAAGTAGATGAATCAAAGGGTATTCCCCGCCGCCTACGAGGTGCTTCAGTTGCCTTCGGACGACGCGGGCTTGCTGGAGCAGATGCGGTTGCAGGTTGAGCCGGTTACCGCGGCGGACGTGGATGACCTGTGTGATTTCTTCGGTGTGGCCCGGCCGATCTCGTTCGAGCCAGGCCAAGTGATGAGTTGGGAGAAGTACAGGAGGCTGGAAGCGCAGCAGAAGCAGAAATAGGAAAGCCCGGTTGCAGCCGGGCTCGGTAAAGCAGGGAACTTCAAAGAGGATCGAATGATAACAGCAAATCCAAACCCGGCGGCGCACGCCGGTGAAGCGCAAGCTTCAAACTCGCTCGCAGTACAGCAGGCGCACTGGGAGCGTGCGGAATCCGAGCTGATCCGTCAGTGCGGCACCCACTCCGCACGCCATGTCATCCAAGCCATCTTCGCTGCGTCTCCAGCCGTGATCGGTGGTGCGCAATGAGCGTCATGACCGAGGAGCGCTTTCTGCAAGATGTTGCCGGCCACCAGATGTTCGTCCTGCACGAGGACGACGTCTATCGCCATATCCGATTCCGCAAGCCGGGAACCGGCGACATGCATTTCGACCTGATCACATGGCCTGGGTCTCTGTGCTATACCGGCGATATGGGCACCTTCGTGTTTGAGCGAACTCGCGACATGTTCGAGTTCTTCCGTCGCCCGGAGCGCTGCCGGTATTCGATCGACATGCGCTACTGGGCGGAGAAGGTTCAGGCCGGCGACAATTCCGGCGCCGGCAATGGTGTCAAGAAGTTCAGTAAAGAAAAATTCGATGCGAACGTGCGCAGGTGGCTCGAGGACTTCATTAAGTCCGAAATTGAGGAGGCCGAGGGCCTTGGCGAAGTCGACCTGTGCACCCGCGCGATGAATGATTTGCGCGCTGAGGTCGAGAGTGAAGTAATTGGCGCCGATGACAGCGACGTTCGCTGCTATGACGCGGCCAACGACTTCCGGTTCGACGCAAACGATAGCGAGGCCTGGCGTACCTACTACGGCGGCGAGAAGACGTTCGAGTTCGTCGACTTCTGGGAGGTCGACCATACTGAATACACCGGTCGCTTTCAGTGGTGCTGCCTTGCCTTGTCCTGGGCCATGCAGGTCTACGACAAGGCCAAGACTGATGCCGGCCGCGATCCTCGTGTTGCCGATATGTTCGCGAATGGCGGTGCAGCATGAGGCTCGTCGTCTGCGGAAAGGGCGACGACCGCGTCGTCGATGCTGCCCTTGTCGACATCGGGTCAGGTGCTGAGCAGTTCGCGGCGCACAAGTCGATCGATGCGGGCATGAACGGCGCCGGCGCCTGGAGTGTGTCCCATGTGACCAGCGGCTTCCGGATTGCTTCCGGAGATACAGCTGCGCAGGCTCTTGATTCAGCAACCACGCGGTGGAAGTCCAAGACGTCCGACGAGCACGCTCGAGCATTTGCGCACGCCATGGATATTCGCGCCGCTCGCCAGAATAAAGCCCTGGACGAGGTGCTGTCATGACGCGCACCCACCACGTAACCCACAGCTACACCGCAGCCCGGATCGACCGCATGCGCTCTCTGCTCGCTGCACTGAAGGTCAGGCCACTGGCGCGCGACGAGATCGGCGCCGTGCTGGCGGTAGGTCCGTCTGGCGTTCGGAAGTACCTGGTCGACCTGCGCGGCATGTACGAAGTCGACACCATTGTTGGCGAGGAATTTGTCCGCTTGGCGGTTGGCGACGAGGCGACACGCGCGTTCATCGAAGGCCTGGAAAAGACAGCCGTGGCCCGCCAAGGCAGGAAGGCGCCGGCGATCGACCCCTCGCGCCACATCCACATCATGCGCGATGACGTGCACTTCCCGGTCCGGGCTCTGCGTGGCATCCCTGCGCGCGAGCCGATGATGGCGCACTTCTACGGGATGGCGCGGGCGGAGGTGCGAGCATGAAGGCGATCGACCTTTTCGCCGGTGCCGGCGGCTTCAGCACCGGCGCCAAAATGGCCGGCATCGACGTTGTGTGGGCAGCGAACCACTGGCAGACCGCCGTCGAGATCCATGCGCAGAACCACCCGGGCGCGCAGCACGCATGCCAGGATCTGCAGCAGGCCAACTGGGTAGAAGTGCCTCGCCACGATCTATTGCTGGCGTCACCGTGCTGCCAGGGTCATAGCAAGGCGCGCGGCAAGGCGAATGGCAACCCGCAACACGACGCTAGCCGCTCGACCGCCTGGGCCGTGGTCTCGGCCGCCGAGTTTCATCGGCCGGCCTTCGCCGTGATCGAGAACGTGCCCGAGTTCACTCGCTGGGCGCTGTACCCGGCCTGGTGCGCAGCGATGGATGCGCTTGGATACGCGCTGACGCCAATGATCGTCGACGCAGCTGACCACGGCGCGCCGCAGCACCGCGAGCGCCTGTTCATCGTTGCTGCGCGCGCCAAGCGCCCGCTGATGATCCAGTTGGAGAAGCAGTCGCACGTCCCGGCCAGCAGCTTCATCAACTTCGGCGCCGGCAACTGGCAGCCGATCGAGAAGCCGGGGCGGGCAGCAAATACTCTCGCGCGTGTCGCTGCCGGCCGACGAGAGCACGGCGACCGCTTCGTTATGCCGTACTACGGCGGTGGCTCAGGCCTGACGGGGCGTTGCCTGAGCCGGCCACTCGGCACGATCACGACCCGCGACCGCTGGGGCGTCGTCGATGGCGCCCGCACGCGCATGCTCACCGCGCAAGAGTGCCGGGCCGCGATGGGCTTCCCTGCGGACTACATCCTGCCGGCCGCGCACCGGGACGCCGTGCACATGCTGGGCAACGCAGTATGCCCGCCGGCCGCGCGCGACGTAATCACCGCAATGCTGGAGGCCGCATGACCTACATCCGCCACTCCGCCCCGCGCTGCGTCGCCTGCGGTCGTCCGCAAGGCCGAGCCCACGCCCCTGATTGCTGGGTCGCTCAACACACTATTCGGAGCATCAATCCATGAGCACGATTTCTCTCCCGTTCCCGACCACGAGGAGCGCAGTTTACAAGGCCATCATGCAGATCATTGCGCACGGCCCGCGCACTGCAGAACAGCTGTTCACCGAGGTCGACTTCGGCGCGCATGCCACCCAAAAGCCGAAGCTTCGCCAGGCCATCCAAGCCGGCTGGATCATCGAGAAGCCCGAGAAAATGCTCGAGGTAAGCGCCGCCGTGCGCCAGCACTTCGCCGAGGTCGCGCCGAAAGAGCAGTACATCGGCCAGATCGTGCCGTCGCAGTACCGCCCGAGCGTGTTCGCAAGCCAGGGCATCAGCAAGAAGAACATCCCGAACCGCCGCGGCCTGCGCCCGGCGTCTGACGCGGCTCCAGTTTGGTCGGTGCGCGAAGCGGTGAGCATCAAGACCACCGCCGGGAGCCAGTCATGAATTGCAAACCGGGCGAAATCGCCATCGTCATCAAGGGCCGACACGAAGGCAAGATCGGAACGGTGATCGGGCCGTTTGAGGGCGGCGAGTGCGGCGGCGTCGAATTTTCGAGGATTCCGGCTAGTGAGGGGCATATTTGGGTTTTCGAGGCAGCCGGAACTTGGGAAGTGAGGGGTGAGCACTTCAAGCAAGGACCCTTCCCCGACGGGTGGCTGCGCCCAATCTCTGGATTGCCTGAGCCATCGGAGGACGAGCGACGACTGATCGAGATCGAGGGCTTGTCATGATGCGCACCTCAACCCTCAAGCCAGGCAAGCCGCTCGCTCGCAAGACGCCGATGGCACGCGGCACAAGCCAGCTCCGCACGAAGGCGCCGATGTCTCGCGGCAGCGGGTTCAAGACCCCGGCCGCCGGCGCGGGCCTGCTGCGCGTAGCTGCAGTCCAGGCAAAAGCGGCGGTCCCGCGTAACCGGGAACGGAAGCCGGCGAAGCTGCCGAAGCGGCTGAAATCGTCGAGGCCGAAGATGACGCCGATCCGCGCCTCTGCGAACGGTCAGGAATGCACGCTCCGCTTCCCTGGCATCTGCAACCGCAATCCGGAGACGACTGTCTGGTGCCACTCCAACCGCTTGGCGGACGGCAAGGGCATGAGCCTGAAAGCGCCGGACGAGGAGGGCTGCTACGGCTGCTACGACTGCCATGCGTGGCTCGACGGAGGGTATGCAGCCAGCGGCGCGAGCCGGGAGTCGGTCGACGCTCGTTTCGACGCCGCCCGGGTGGAGAGTCAGGCGATCTTGCGGGCGAAAGGGCTGATGCCTGCCCTTGAGTCGAGTAATTGTGACGATCACGAGAATGTGGGAGTGGTACATGAAGAAGCCGCGTAACAAGAAATACCAAGGCCCGAAGTACGTCTGCCGCAACGTTCTCTCGACCGTCTTCGGCGGCATGGGTAGCACGCACGGCGATCACCTGCGCGAGCTGCAGATCAAAAACCACCTGGCGATGGTCGAGATGGCGCAGGGCCGCGGCACCCGCGAGCAATGGAACCTGATCGTCGGCGCGATCAACATGGCCAACGTCATGTGCGAGCAGGGTATCGGCGACGAATTCCGCGCCACGACGATCGCTGCCCGGGACGCCATGCTCGCCGTCGGCAAGCGCGCGGTGAAGAACGACGACCGCTTCGTCTTCAAGGGCGACGAGCTACAGGCGATCAATGAGGCGTTGGACTGCCACGACGCCCAGCTCGAGAACTCGCGCGCGATCGACGTCGACCGGGCAGCGATGGAAGTCGAACGCCGTGTGCGCCATCGGATCAACAGCACGAGCGTGATGCGCGAACTAAGGAAAGATGCCGCCTGACGCGGCGCTTTTAGGAGATTGATATGGGAAGCATGCTGACACTGCAAACCATCGGCGGTAGCGAAGTAACAATGTCGAGCCGGGAAGTCGCCGAATTGACCGGCCGACGCCACGACCAGGTGCTGCGCACGGCGCGCGAATTGGTCGAGCAGGGGGTTACACAATCTGTGGAGACCCGCTATCGGCACGAGCAGAACGGGGTCGAATACCCGGAGCACCGGTTGAACAAGCGCGATTCGCTGGTTCTGGTCGCCCGGCTGTCGCCGGAGTTCACCGGACGGATCGTCGATCGCTGGATGGAGCTGGAGGCATCGGTGCCGGCGGTGCCGGATCTTTCGGACCCGCATGCGCTGCGCGGCCTGCTGCTGCAGTATTCCGAGAAAGTGATCGAACTCGACGCAAAGATCGCCGCCGACGCGCCGAAGGTGGCCTTTGCCGAGGCAGTGCGAAAGATCGAAGGCACCTGCCATATCGGCAAGCTCGCCAAGGCCCTTGGGTTCGGGCAGAACAAGTTCTTCAAGCGCCTGCGCGCCGACGGCATCCTTATCGAGAACAACTTGCCGTATCAGAAGTACCTTGATCGCGGCTACTTCAGCGTCGTTGAACAGGCTCCGTACACGGACAAGGACGGGGTGAAGCATCCGACCTTCACCACGATGGTGACCGGTGCGGGCCAAGTCTTCCTGGCGAAGCGGTACGCGAACATCGGGGAGGGCGCCCATGTGTGACCTCTCGAAGCTGCGCGAACTAGCGCAATCATCGGAAAAGGTGGAGATCGACTCTAAAACCCTGCTCGAGCTACTGGACGCGGCCCAAGCCAAAGCCGACATCATCACGGTGGAAGTCGTGAAAAAGAAGCGCGGCCCGCGTAACCCGCGCCCGAGCTCGCCAGACGACGAGAAGTGCGCGCGCTGGCTCTTCAAGGTGCTCCGGGTGACGGCGCCCAACGCCCGCGAGCCGAACTTCGACACCTGGTCGAACGACGTGCGCCTCATGTGCGAGCGGGATGCACGGACCCACAAGGACATCTGCGAGCTGTTCCTGTGGGCGCACAAGGATCCGTTCTGGTGCACAAACATCCTCTCGCCCAAGACGCTCCGGGAGCAATGGGACCGGCTGACGCTGCAGCGCGACCGCGGGCCCGGCGCACGCCAGTCCCAGCAAGCAGGGCAGAAGTTCAACTTCACCGGCGCCGATCGCTCCGGCGACCAAAGCGCACAGGACGAGTTCATGCAGCGTCACGCTATCGAAGTGCCGACCGAGGATATCCCGCTATGAGCGAATTTCAGAAGATCAGCGGCCTGGTGCAAAGCCTCGGCGCCCGGCTTCAATATGTCGACGGCGCGTGTGACGATCATGGCCCGAGCAAGGTCTTGGCGCGCGCTGGCCTGGGCTGGTACTGCCCGCACTGTCTCGACCGGCAGAAGCAGCCCGAATACAACTCGCAGTGGGCAAAGCTGCGCCTGGACGACATGATCAAGATTGCCGACATCCCGGCGCGGTACCGAGGCAAGACCTTTAAGGGCTTGACGGACAAGCACAAGCTCATCC